GGCACTCAATAGTTCTTGATAAATCTTGTAAATACCAAAGTTGTTAAAACCGCAATCGTAGATTAGGCTTGCAACGCGTATGATGGAGTCTTGTGGACGGATAGTTGCGTCTTCAGTGAAAAGCGCAAGGCTGATACTTGTGAATTCATCTCGAGTTACTCTTGATCCATAGAAGTTATGGCCAAGGAAATAAATTTTCAAGTAATCCGTAGTAACCAAGCTCTTCTCTACATTAAGTTTGAGACCCATTCTTTTGTAATATTCTGCAAGCATGTCCAGGGTTAGTGGAAAAGTCGCTTCAATCGTAAAGATGGAGTCGTCACCTAAGACGTAGGTAGGCAAGGTTGTGCTTAGAAATTTGTTCTGAGCGGCGTAGGTTATGAACAAGTTACAAATTGATCCAATCAATTGTGTAAATGCTGAGCCAGATGGAATACCGGTTTTCACGATATATAATTTTCCGTCAGGCATAACTAAAGGTGTGTGACTAAATAATCGATAGCAATAATTAAATAATACTTCATGCATGTCTCCTGTTAAATCCAGGAATCCACGAAGTAGCTTGAATGCTTCATGTACTAAATAATAGTTTATCGACGAGTCAAAACAACTAAAGTCTAAACCAAAACACTGCCAGGACTCTTCTGTGAGCAGCCTGATAATGTCAAAGGGTAAGTCTTTATGTATATCTCTTCCAATCATAATTGGAGTAGAATTCATAATGAGTTTTTGTGTGAGAGGTTGAGCAATTAGGGCTTCAAGGATGAAGTTGTGGAATGCTCTTCCCCATACGTGTCTGATTCGGGGGTCTGCTTTTAATGATAACTGACTTCGAGCAAATGCTTTGTCCGGTGTCATGTGATATGCATCTCCAAATCGATTATAGTGATATAGTGATCTCGAAGCTCTGTAGTAGGCATAGTCAACGTTGTCTTTCTTTTTACCAACGTAACCATAACCAGCTGATGAGCTAGGAATGTAAACCACGTCTGCGAACTTATCCACAGGGATCGGTTTGGTGTTATCTAAGCAAGCCAAATCAAGGCGTACTTGTACGATCGCCTTTTGAAAGCAGGGATCGTTTTTACAGCTTCTAGCGTTAGCATGTTCTTCAGAAAGTGATCTTGCATATTTGAGAAAACTCTTGTAATGCAATTCTTCTGTATACATACCACGCGTATACTTATCGAGTGAATCCAATGTATCTTGAGGCAGGTGTTTGCTTGCGATCTCTTCTACAAATTTATCCACATGATGTCCGCTTTTCAAGATTGTGTAAGGAGCCAATTGGCGCTGATATTCAACTGTGCAATTAGAATCCAAATTCATGATCTAGAAAAGTAATACTGTAATAATTAAAGCGTTCTGAGAAGAAGGGCTTTCATAGATTATCAATCTCGAATCAACAGGGAAAGTTGGTTGGAGGAAGACAAGGCTAAGTAGGGTCTTTTCATGAGAACACTCATGGAATTTTAAGGAATCATT